CCCTGCTTCACACAAAACAGGCTTACAATCAACTGTGTATATTTTTCCAGGTTCGACAATTCTATTGTCACCATACCCAAGTTTTCTATCTTGATTTATAAAGTGCCAATATCTTTTTTCCACATTTACCTCCAACGAGAGTGGCAGGTTAATTCCCACCAGAAAGGGCACTGAATGCCCAATCCGCTATGAATTAAAGTGCTACCATTGTATCCTGACAGGTATGATAATAACTAAGTATTCAGGACATCCAGCGAAAGTTATTCTGGTAGGGGCCGTTAAGCAATTATCACTACTGCTATCCTGTTTAAATTCCATTTTAAATACTTCGTTAGGAGCATCTTTTAATGCCATTCCCATATACTTAGTGTTAAAACCTAAAACTTTATCAACCGTTCCGTAAGAACCATCAATAAGGTTGTCCAGTCGAGGGTAATTAAAATCTTCATCAAACCATTTTAACAAAACACCGTCTACCAAAGCACCTTCAGAAGTTAAGTTAATTTCATCAGCGTTAGTTGATATTTTAAGAAGTTTTGTGATTTGTTTTCCAGCTAAGTAGTACAATCCGCCTTCGATCTCATCAATTCCAGTGTAGACTTTTATTTGTTTAATTATAAAAGCATTGGCAGCTCTAACAATACACATATTGTTTGCTACATTGAATTCCAAAAACATGAGGGGCTTTCTTGCTTCATCTTTTCCTATTGCTGACTCTAAGAATTTGAATTGTTCTTTTCTCATTTTGTTTCTCCGGTTTGGGTTTGCCGGGTTGCCCCGGATTGATTAATCAATCGATGGTTTCCAATAGCATTATGGCCCAGACCCATGACCATGCTTGTTTTTTGTCAGAGAAGTAATCACATTGGGTGAATCTTCCATTGTTAACTTTTGCTAGCCAGTATCCTGAATCTTTTATTATTGAAAATGTCATCTTATCAGCTCCATTTAAGGTTTTATGAATTTCTCTTATACAAATTGAATCAAATGATCCCACAAGCCTTCAAGAATCAATAGATATGATTGAAGACTTGTAAAACATTTATTCTGAATTGCACGATGCACAATTCCTTCCCTCTAAGGGGATGTCCGAATTTTAATCAGCCCTGCTGGACTGGGTCGGAGTTGGAAGTCATATATTAAGGATCTCGATTGATCCGGCTCCCCTGGGATCTGATACTTTCTTGCCTCCCGCGGAAGGCTCAACCCCTTGTGCTACTCTGAAATACATTATAGCGAGAAAAAAGGAAAAAACAACAAAAAAAAGAAAATAAATAAAAAAAACATAACACCTCGTAAACAGCATTAAAACCACCTTTAAATCAAAAAACAGGAAAACCCATACCAAACACCATCTCAAAAATAAGTTTGTATCATAAGCCCATCTACCCCTATTAGAATGGAAAAACCCGTAAAACCCAAAAACTACCCAAACCCACATACCAGCATTGAAAACCTCCTTTTCCAGTTTTAACCAGCTTAAAACCCGTTTTGAGCACTACGATAATTATCAATAGTATCGGTTTTGTTAATTTTTGATAACAATCATTTATCAGCTATCTTTCCCATTATAAAATAAATTATTTAATTTTAAGCTTTTTTACTCTATAATAAAAAAAAACAGATATTCAAAACCCATAAAAAAGAAAATGGCTTTCATCCGAAAAACAATACTAAAAAAGAAAAAGCATGGCCGACAAGGTGAAGGCGGTGGTCGTCCAAAGAAGTACACGGATGAATGGATAGATAATGAAGCTGATGTATTTGAGGCATGGTTGGCTAAGCAAGCTAAGAAACCTATTTTCTGGTATAAAGAGTTTGTAAGGATGAGAGGCTACCGCCCTGAATATATTAGTGAATGGGGACATAAAAACAAAAAGTTTTCTAAAGTATTAAATTCGGCAAAAGCATTACAGGAAGAGAAGCTGGCAATGGGTGGATTACAAGGTCATCTTAATCCGACTTTATCTATCTTCCTGTTGAAGTGTAAGCATGGGTATAATGATGGGAACTACCTGAAACGGGTACAGCTGTCTGGTGACAAGGACAATCCAATTAAAGAAGAGAAGACAATTAAACTGGACTTTGGAACTATCGATGAAGCAGAACTCAAAGAGATTGATAAAGCTGTTGAATAGCAATCCCAAATTCAGAGCCTTATATAATAGGGATCTGGCTGATAGGAATTTGCTGCGCTTCATGAATCATGTCCATCCTAACTACAATGCCCAGTGGTATCATAAGCTCATTTGTAAGAAGTGTGATGAGATGCTGGCAGAGGGGGATAGGAACTTAATGGTCTTCATGCCTCCCCGACACGGTAAAACAGAAATCATATCCAGATACCTCCCAGCGTACATTTTAGGAAGATGGCCAGAGGATTCAGTTATTGCTACTTCCTACTCCTCAGATTTATCCTCCAAGAATAATCGAGATGTTCAGCGTATAATAGATAGCGACAAATACCATGAGATATTCCCTGATACCAATCTATTTGGTAAGAACATAAGGACTGTTGCATTTGGGTCATATTTAAGGAACTCAGAGATATTTGAAGTGGTGAATCATAATGGTTACTACAGATCAGCGGGTGTTGGTGGTGGTATTATGGGGATGGGTTTTAGTAAGTTGGGCATAATTGATGATCCAGTTAAGAATAGGGAGGATGGAGAATCCAAGACCATCCAAGAGAAAATCCTGGATTGGTACAAAAGTACATTCTTAACCAGAAGGGAAAAAGGAGCTTGTGTTATCATTATAATGACCAGATGGAATCGGAATGACTTGGCAGGCAAATTGTTGGCAATTGAGCCAGAGAAATGGGAGGTGATGCGATTCCCGGCTATTATGAGTTATGACTATAAAGATAGACATGATAGTGATGATAGGGAGGATGGAGAAGCCCTATGGCCTTCTAACTACCCGATAGAATTCCTTGATCAGTTTAGGGGGAATAAGTATGAGTGGAACGCGTTGTTTCAGCAGGTGCCGGTTGCTAAGGGTGGGAACATACTTAACAGGGAATGGTTTGGATTATCTGATCACTATCCTGATGATGGTGAAACGATACGGTTCTGGGATTTAGCAGGAACACCAAAAGAAGCATCCAAACGGAATGACCCAGATTTTACAGCCTCCGCATTGATTAGATATTACGGCGGGGAGTATTACATTATTGATGTGACTGCTCACAGAGAAACACCAGCCAAGACTCAGAGGATTATATATGAGACTGCTGAAAAGGATCAGATGTTGTTTCCTGATGTCTCTCAAGTATGGGAAGAGGAAGGTGGTGCTTCTGGTAAATTCGTATCCCATCTGTTTGGTCAGATATTAGCTAAGTTCAGGAGAAGACCTTACAGAACGAATAAATCAAAAGAATGGTATGTTGATCGGTTAGCTAATAAAGCAGAGACTGGTGATGTGAAAGTATTGAATAGGGATTGGTTAAGAGAGAAGTGTGATGGGTCTACCTTCTTTGATGAAGCTGAGGACTTCCCTAAAGGTAAACATGATGACAGATTGGATGTAGTAGCAAAGGCGGTTTATCTATTAGCTGAGCATGCGGGGGCTGGTGATTACTTGACTGCTATGTATACAGAAGGACAACATTCGGCATATGAAACCGAACGCGACTTATTTTAAGCAAACATTAGCTGAGCCTAATAAATGCTGGAAAAACTAAAAGCCAAAATCTTTAAGACACAAATACAAGAGCAGACAACAACTCCTCCTGATACCATGCTTAATGAGAAGGTATGGTGGCAAAGTAGTGAGATGTACAATCTGCTGGGTGGCATCGATACTTACAACCCTGATGAGTTGGTGCAAAGGAAGGGAAATAAGATATACAGGAAGATGCTGAGAGATCCACAAGTCAAAGCTGCTTATGATCTAAGGGTCAATATCATAATCAGCAGAGGTTGGCGTTTTGACATTATAAATGATGACCAGGCAGAGATAGCTGAATTCTTTGAACGGATGATCACTGACCATTTCGTTGGTACTTGGATTCAGGCAATGCGATCCATCCTCCTATGCAAGGCTCATGGGTTCAGCGTAACAGAAAAGGTTTTTGATTCAGTTGATATGGACGGGAAACCAAGATGGGTGATCCGGGCACTCAAGCCGAAACCCTTCTACACTTTTGAATTTGACACAGATGCTTTTGGGAACATTAAGCGCGTATTACAGAATATAGATGGAGCCTCCAAACCTATCAAAGTTGAGAAGCTGGTATTGATGGTTAATCATCCTGAGTTCGATCCTGTATGGGGTGAGTCAGATCTTAGGGCGGTATATCGACCTTATTGGGAAAAGGATGTAACTCTGAAGTTTAAGAACATGTATATTGAGAGGCTGGCTGGTGGGTTTGTTGTTGCTAATGCTACTGCAGATGCTCCAAACTTATCTCCAACTGAGAAGACTAATTTTGAGAATGTCCTGTCCCGTATTAACCAGATGACAGCAATCAGGGCACCACAAGGTTATGAGATCGATGTTAAGCATGGACCATCCACTACGGCATTTGAAGACTCTGTTAGCTTTAGTGATGGGCAGATATTAAGAGGTTTGCTTATTCCTAACCTGATGGGCTTTGCTGATATGAAGTTTGGATCAAGAGCATTAGGCGATACACAGTTAGACGCTTTCATGATGACAGTCCAGGAAGAAGGGGAATACCTTGCGGACATATTAAATGAACAGGTATTTGCTCAGATAGCCTGGTGGAACTTTGGCAGAAAGGATTTCCCACGGTTTAAGCTGGATGGATATACAACTACTCAGAAACGCAAGATAGCAGAGACTTGGAATACAGCTGTTAAGGACGGGGTTGTTGTCAATACACTAAAGGATGAGAACCGGACAAGAGAGCTTCTTCTGTATCCTAAAGTTGATGAAGAGGAAAGGGATGAGGAGAAGGCAGCTAATGAGCCAGTTGAGCCAGTTGAACCAGTGGTTACTCCGATTGAACCTGTGAAGCCTGTTGTTCCAAAAGAGCCTGTGAAGCCTGAAGTTGAACCTAAGAAGCCACCTGCTCAAGCACCAGAAAAGAAGACAGTTGTTAAAAAAGAAATCTTTGAAGATGAGCCTGATATTGTAAATGAGATTTCCTTTTCATCCAGGATTAATTTTGCGGACATCGAGAACAAGTTAAATCAGAATGAAGCCCAATTTGTGAAGGGTATGTCTACGGTCACAGATGGCATGGCCAATACGATGATTGGTCAGTTGAAGACTATCTGGAAAGCACTTCCGGAAGATAAGACAAAGATCAAAGCCGATACGTTGATGTCAAAAGTCTCTATGCCCTCTAAGCTGAAGTCTGAGTTTAAGCAAACGGTCATCGCTAACCTTAAAAAGAATTATGAGTTAGGTAGAAAGGAGGCAAGCACACTTCTCAAGAAATCCCTAAAAAAGGATGCCAACTTATCTGAGAGGCTGGATTTCAAATTGAAGTTTATTGATAGTTGGAAGGTATGTTGTATTGATCCTAATTGGACCGTTAAGCATTTTGTTGATGGTCTATTGTTAGAGGCAGCGGAAGCTTTCTTTGAGAGTGCTGCCTTTCAGAATACGGCGGACATCACAGAAGCTATGCTTGAGGCAGTTAGGCAGGCATTGGAAGAAGGTATTGATAGTGAAGCATCTATTGAGGAGTTGATTGCGGATTTCAGAGAAGCCATCCCAACCTTGATAGGTTCAGTCTCAAAAGATGGTACGATATCACCAAAAGCAGCTAAGGCAAGACTAGAGACAATTGCCAGAACATCCATCTCAAATATATTTAATCAGGCACAGCTAGCGTTGTACAACGATCCAGCTTTAGGAGATTTTGTTCAAGGAATGGAGTACAGCGCAGAGCTTGATAGAAGAACCACTGTAACATGCCAAAGTCTTCATGGGAAAAAGTATAGAAAGAATGATCCAGTATGGGGAAGCATAACACCTCCAAATCATTTTAATTGTAGATCCTTATTAATCCCGATCACAATGACTGATGGGGAAGTATCATATTCAACTAAGAAAGGTGTTGTTCCTCCAGCAGAAGGATTTGGAGGAGATGACTATGAAAAAGAAGCTAAAAAGCCAGCACCAAAGAAACCAGCAAATCCAAAAATGCCTGATGACCCAAAGAAGGTTTTGGATAAGTTGGATAAGTAGCTTTAGAACGTCTTGTAATCGATTTATGATCTAAGCTATACCAAAGTATTAATATGAATAGTTTTTAAAGCAGAGACCCTTACAAACGATTACAAACGGTATTAATAGGAGAATAAAAATGTTAGGAGGAAATCCAACGAATTTAGGGACACCAGTTTCAATGAATGCCCTTAGCAGTGACATTGATGATTTACAAACTGATGTAGGTGATCCCTCAGCAAGAACGAATGATGGATCTATTGAGCAGATGATTGGTCTTCCAGATACAGCAGCAAAAGATCTGTACACGGTACTTGTTACTGACAGACTTGATCATGCTGTAAAAGGTTTATCTGCTATCCAGGTTCAGGTTGATGATATTCAGGATAAGGTAGATGGTACTGATGCAATGCCAGATGCTGTAGCAAGGCAGGCTGGAAGAACACAGATTAAAGAATTCGCGGTGGGAGCAGCTGCTAACGCAGGGGATACACTGGTTGCCACTATCACAGCTCAACCTATACTTATAAAGAGGGTGGTTATTCATGCAATTGCAGCTCAAACTGGTGATATGACCAGTTGTGCATTGGGTGGTGGTGCAGCACAAGCAGCGGTACTTATTGCTGTTGGGACCGCTATTCAGGCATCTTTGGATGCAGAGGATAAGCAAGTTTCTGAAGAAGTTTCTGTTCGATTAGCAGCCACCAAAACTATATCAATTGATCTGCAAGGAACTGGGGCCACTGTTGTTAACTTGGTAGTAACTATTGAATACGAAGCCTGTGTTGATGGTGGATACTTAGCATAATAAATTCTTAGGAGAATAAAATGAGTTTAAAAGGAGATCCAGAGAAGTTTTTATCAGGACCGACTCCGTCAGAATTGGCTATGCTTGCTGTTGAAGACGCAAAAGGTGTAACTGCATCGGGAAGGGCTTTTACTGAAACCTTGTTCGTTTCACCTGATGGTGATGGGAGTAATGGGAGTTCGTGGGACTTTGCTTATACAACTATCCAAGATGCTTTAGACGCTGCCAGTACAGATGTCAATGATGCTACCTTAATTATGATTGCCCCAACTTCGGGCTATTACAATATCAATACCGCTGGAGATCCTACATGGGCTGCTAATGTTGAGCTAAGGGGAACACACAGGATTTGGGCACCGATCAGAAATATTCAATCTTCAGCCACCTCAATTCTGAAGTTTACCGGCAAGGCTTCTATAAAAGATTTAGCTATCTTCCAAAGCAGTGGCGCACAGAATGGTGTTATCTTCAAAGCCAGTGGATGGAGGGTAAGACAATGTGGGTTTAATTCAGAGACTGTTACAGGGTCATCAACATCAATATGTATTGACGGTTCGTCTGCTCAGACTAGGGGTGGGATTATGGAAGATGTTCAGTTCCAACCCAATGTTGGCTTGTCAAGATGTCTACATGTTGATAACTCTAAAGTGAATGAGTTTAGGGATATCCACATTGATGGAGCACTGACAGGCATCCATATAACTGGCGCTAGTGATGAGAATGCGTTTCACGGTGTTGATATCGGTGATAGTGTTCTCGGAATCGATATTGACTCAGG